CACTAGCTGACAGCGTAGGTGCTGTACCACCGGGCCAGTCAACAGAGGCGGGCCATGTGATAGCAGAGCCGTTGTTGACAACCTTCAGGGTGAAAGAGGATACCGTTCCACTTGTAGCGGCATTGCTGAACGTGTAAGTCACCGCACCAGCCATTGCTGTTGAGAAGTTGTTGCCTGTGTTCAAGTTTATGGTGACTGCACCGCTTGTTCCTGTGGCGGCGTATTCTTCAATGTACTGTCCTGTGATTGAGAGGTTGCCACCATCTAAGTAGGCTAACGCACTCCCACCCGTATTAGAGAATTGCAACCTGCCCGAAGCGTCACCGCCAATAAATACACCGGAAGTTGCATTGTTGTATTGGACGTAGAGGGAATATGGTTCCCCGTTAGCCGCAAGAGTGGTGCGACCACCATTTATTACAACATTACCACCGTCTGTGGAGAGAGCGTTGCCAGAGCCGTTGTTGTCGATGAAGACTGCGTTGCCTGTGCCGTTGTTGGTGATTGAAAGCGGAACTGTCGTAGCTGATGCGCTCGAAACGTAGGCGGCAATAAGCTGTCCCCCACCTGTACCATCACCCTGTACATAAATTCCTTGTCCGTTGCTAAGCGAGTCAACGTCAAGCCGCAAAACCGAGCCAGTCTGTTGGGCTGATGTAATCTGTACTGTTCCGCCGCTAGTGGCGGCACTATCAATATTCAGCGCAACGCCATTGCCATTCTGGTCGATGAATACGCCGTAGCCGGTGCCATCGTTCCGTATAGTTGCCGCCCTTCCTGTTGCTGATGCGTGGTCAACAAAGGCGTAAAGCAATCCACCTGAACTGGAAAAAGATGCACTATTAGAATAGGCGTAGACACCGTTTCCTGCGGTAAGGGTATCTGCATCTATCTGAAGTACAGATTGGTCGGTGCATTCCGTATCCACATAGATAGAACGTCCATTACCATTCTGGTCGATGTATACGCCACTGCCAGTGCCATCGTTTATAACATTAAAAGCGGTTCCCGTTGCAGAGGCATTATCTATATGCGCTCTTAGCAACCCAGTACCCACAAAAGATGCTGAATTGGAATAAATCCACGCACCCAATCCATTTGTCAGAGAGTTAGCTTGCACATAAAGCGGTGTTCCAGAGGTGCTTGCGTCAGCATTGATATTAACAGTTCCAGATGTTGTCGCCTCACTATCAATGTTCAGCGCGATTCCATTACCATTCTGGTCGATGAAGATGCCGTTGCCTGTGCCAGAGTTTTCAGCGGTGAGAGCCGGGGCTGTTGAACTAGCATTGCCTTGATATACATAAAAAACATGCCCTGCTGTGTGAACCCCTGTATTTCTTATATCTACAACCTGCTCAGACGTATTGGTGGCCGCAACGTACATTGAGCGAGTGTTGGAGGCGGCCCCAGCGATGTGTAGTTTATAAGAAGGCGTGGTGCCTATGCCAAACCCTGTGTCGTTAAGATAAGCAAGTGCGCTTGCAGATGAGTTGTAGAAACTTAAATCGTAGCTTGAACTTGAACCAATATAGCCAGTTGTAGTGCCATTGTTATTAAATTCTAACTTTATGTCATTACTATTAGTAGAGTTAATTTCAAGAGGCACTCCCGTTGTTTTTGCAGTAACAGCAGTGAAAGTACCAGCAGCCGGGGTTGTACCACCAATGGTAGTGCCGTCAATGGTGCCACCATTAATATCTGTGGTTGTCAAAACAGACGACGCAATGGTCATTACTCCGGTAGAGTCTGCAATACTAGATGACGCAGTACCGTCGTTAGCCTGTATGTTTGTGACTTTGATTGTGTCAAATTCTCCGGTGCCTTGATCTAAATTAGCCATCGCGTCAACAACAGCGGCAGAAGCTCCAGCCCCATCTAAATAGACAACCTTTGTTGCACCACTTTCTATAGTGACATTTGCGCCAGAACCTTGACTTATATTGATGCTCTGGGAGCCTGTAGTGGCGTTTTCTATCCACATTACGCGACTAACGGTGTTGGGGGCAATCGTAAGAGTGCGTGTGGCAGTCAGCGTAGCGGAGGAAGTTACCTTAAAGTACATCGCACGAGCGGGATCGGCGGCACCATCCGCAACGGTAGTGGTGGCATCTGCATCAGAAGAAAAGCAGTCTTGAGTGCCATACCCCATAGCATCAGCGATAAGGGAAAGGTTGGTATTTGTACTTGTACCCCAAGTGCCATCCTCGTCACCGGTGGCTATTTCTTTAAGCCTTAAATCATTATCGTAAGTAGCCATTGGCTTTACCTCAGTTCAGTGTAGTGCCGCTTGCCGGGGGTACGGAAGTAGCGTAAATCTTCATGTTCTTTTGCAAGTTTAAGACCTGCCCACAATCAGAGCAAGTATCCGCTGATAACTCAGATTCGTCCACATCAAAGCCGCAGTTTGCACACAAAATCTCAATTTCGTGCTTGGGGTCTATACCGCTGTCTAAATTAACTGCTTGTGCTGTCGTCTTCATGCCGCAATATCCACCCAATTTGCTGTTTGACTTGGGACTATTTCTACCCAATTCGCTGTCTGATTGGGGATTATTTGACCCCAAACCAAGACCGTTCCTACCTGTCCAGTTGCTTGTACGCCTGTCGGGAACGCTGTGGCACCCAAACTTAGGCTTACCGTACCTACCGCGCTATTAGCGGCAACGCCCGTGACGTTGACGTAAGTTATTGTTATTACTGTAGCGGAGCCTAGTGTAGCCGTTCCAGCAACTCCAGTTACACTTACATTTGCATTGGATACTATGGATGTCGTACCTAGCCCTGTAGCGCCAACAACCCCGGTTACACTTACGTTTGCATCGCCTGTAGCTGTGGCACTTCCAAGGGCCGTAGTTCCAGCAACTCCCGTCGGATAGACGTTTGCCGTTGCCGTAATGGTGACGGAATTAAGGGTTGTTGTTGCCGAAACCCCTGTTACTGTTACATTTGCATCAGCAGATACGCTTTCCTCGCCCAATGCTGTTGTGCCAACAACTCCTGTAGGGTAGACGTTGGCACTTGCTGTTATAGAAACCGCACCCACCGAAGTGGTGGCTTCAAACGAAACACTACCTTCGCCAAAGGCTTGTTCGCCCCATCCGGCGCGACCCCAGCCTCCTAATGCAAAGATAAGATCAGCCATTTACTAGGCAATCCTAATGATTGCATTAGACGCATCAGCAGTCGGGAAAATAATAGTGAAGTCACCGGCAGACGAAGACTTGTCGGAACCGAAGTCCAGAACCGCTACTGATTTGTCAGACTGAGTGCTGTTGTAGATCAACGCGCCCCTAGCTGTAATGGTGGATGTAGACCAAGTGGTATCTGCAAAATCAGTGTAGGCTGTGGTGCCAGAACTTGTAGGAGCCACGGTAGTCAGCGTATTTCCACCCGCACTATAACCAGTGCCAGATGCTTCGTTTGAAGTGCTGTAAGCCGTAGTAGTTGCGTCCAGTGTTGCAGAGCTAGTAAACAACGCTATCTTCATTGTGTCAGCAGTGGTGCTTCCACGGGCTACAGTAGTCCCAAAAGCGTGAATGCCGTTAAGCAGTTCAACCTTAAAAGACGTACACATTGCTTGTGTAATTGCCATGATAATTACCTCATAATTTACTGATAATTCGAGCCAAGTCAGCGTGGCCCTGTTTTGCTAACTCGGCGCAAATAGTCGTCCTATCTGAGCGAATCGCCTCTTGCATATAGAAGACCAGTAAATGCTTAATCCGATCCCTATATGCGTATGCTTGGGCTTTAATCGCTGGATCAGCGGTTTCACTGATGGACAGCATCTTTTCCAATGCCCTCTCAGCAAGCTCCTCTGGCGTGTGCCCACGGTTCTGCGTAGTAACTACCTTTACGTCAAACCCAATATCATTCTTTGCCGCTGTGCCCAGCATTAAGCTACCTCTTTTCTAACTTGACCAGACCGATACGCATCTTGACGCATCTTACCGTCGCCAAGATTTTTAAGTAGAACAACGGATTGCGCGTACATTTTCTCATACAAAGCAACCATATCAGGCTCACCTTTAAGGAACCTAATAGCCTCAATAAGCGCACCATTTAGTAGGGCGGAGTCAAACTCATCCCCAAGCCACGTCGTACCGGCAGTAACAATGGATTCAGGGTAATAGCCATAATGAAGCTCTACTACGTAATTGCTGTCCGGTGTCGGCCCTAAAATAAACGCAGTATCGTCAAAGAACCCATAATGCTTGGGAACCCCCGTGGTATTAGGGTTTGGGTAGGCTTCACGAATAAAGTTGACATCCTTATCGAGCAAATACTGGAAGTTGCCATCACCGTCTGTTAGAGCCAAAGAGAACACATACAGCATATCCGTCGGGTATATCAGGTACTTATTCCCAGAAGTCACGTTACCAGTCTGATTCCGGCGCAGTTCAGGTATTTGTACACTGTTATATATCTTCTGCTCTGCCTGTTCGGTAAACATAGCAAGCTGGGCATCTGTGAACGTGTTTTCACAAATGTCTTGGATATTTGTCTTTAATTCGGTGTAGTTCACCAGAATTACCTCTTACGCCATTGGGCCACGGGCCATCGTGCCTTTGGTAGCCGCGCCATTACCACGAGTTTTTACGCCGCTGGTCTTCATATCAATCGGCTGGTTACAGCAATCAGCAACCTTATAAATCTTAGGCTGGTTAGCCATTTTGGTTACTTTTGGTTGTTTCTGTTTCATCTCGTAACTCCTAACTTGTTGTTACTGTTACAGTTCCTACGGCTCCGGTTCCTTCTAAATTATCAGGAGTAAGCCCATC